AATGAACCTAGTAATTGATCTAGAGACTTCTATTAAGTGCCCCGTAGGTAACAGCAAGGCTAACCCTATGTGGCACGGTAATAACATTGTTGCGTCAGGTTGGAAGATTGATACTAGTAATGTTCAAACAATGTATGTTAAGACAGGTGTTTCACCTAGCTACCTTAAGGCTATCTGCGACAAGGCTACGCTAGTCATCGGACATAACATTAAGTTTGATCTGTTGTACTTGTACAGGGGTACAGTAACTAAGTTGCCTCGGGTGTGGTGTACTCAGCTTGCAGCCTACATTCTTTCTGGTCAGCGTCATATGTACGCCAGCTTAGATGAGTTGACACAGGAGTATGTTGGTGTACATGCCATTAAAGATGACAAGATTAAAAACTATTGGAAGAGTGGTGTTGACACTGAAGACATTCCAGAGGGTGAACTTATCCCCTATCTGGAAGCAGACGTAGAAAATACAGCAGCTATCTTCAATACTCAGTTTAATGAGTGTGTAGAGTTGGATATCTTACCGCTAATGTTTACTCAGATGGATGCACTGCGTGCCACTATCCAGATGAATTTAAACGGTATGAAGATTGATAAGACGTATGTAGATGAACAGCGTATCTATTACGGCAATGTGCTTTCATTAGCACAGTCTGAAGCACGAGACATTGCACCTGACTTAGATACAGCTAGCCCTAAGCAACTGTCTTTGTATTATTTCGGTGGTACTTCTAAGGAGATGGTTAGGGAGAGTGTCGGCTTCTACAAGAATGGTAAGGAGAAATCTAAACTCATCGAACACACAGTTGTACATGACCAGAGATACGCACCTATTGGTGAGGTTGGTAAGAACGGCTATTACAGCGTAGACGATGCAGTGTTGCAGCACCTATCCAAAGCAGGTGATAGGTTAGCAGATGCGTTACTAGTAATCAGAGAGACTACTAAGATTAAGGAAACCTATTACGAGGGATTGAACACACTGCTATTCCCTAAAGATGTTATCTATCCTAACCTTAATCACTGCGCTACGAAGACGGGGAGACTGTCATCAACCAACCCCAACTTGCAGAACCAAACTGATACTGGTGATGTTAAGCGGTCTTATGTTAGTCGTTACGGTGACGGTGGTGTGATTATGGAGCTTGACTACTCTCAGCTTGAGATGGTTGCATTAGCCTACCTAGCTGACGATAGACAACTGATTGATGATATCAATGCTGGTCGTGATATGCACAGGGAACTTTATAAAGGAATGTATGGTCGGTATCCAACTGACAAAGAACGGAAGCCCTTTAAGCGATACAGCTTTCTACTCGTTTACGGAGGTGGAGCAACTACACTTATGGCGCAAAGTGGTTGTGATCGAGCAACAGCTACGAAATTCATTAAAACATTCTACACACGATACAAAGGAGTTAAGACCTACCATGAAGAAATAGTTAAGAAAGCTAACGACAGTGCAGTTGTGTCCTATGACCCAGATAAGAGTGGGCCTCAGTACACCTACTACCACAACAGCCCTACAGGGCGACACTACTTGTTCAACAAATACCCCAACGAATACAAAGGTGACCTATCTTTTAGCCCTACAGAACTTAAGAACTGGCCCATTCAAGGGTTTGCTACAGGCGATGTTGTACCTATGATGGTTGGTATTCTTCTACGTAAATTAGAAGAGGCTAACCTATCTTCTAGTGCGTTACTAGTAATGACGGTGCACGATAGCGTAGTGCTTGACGTACCAAATGATTTAGTATATGATACGGCTGCTTTAGCAAAGAAGACATTGGAAGATGCACCAATGTATATGAAACAATACTTCGGTATTGATTTCCCATGTAAACTCGGTGTCGGCGTAGAGGTCGGCACTAATTGGCAAGATAAAACTGAATATTCATTCTAAGGAAACTATGAGCTACATTATTGAAAACATCACGAACAAAGAAGTTAACACTAAGTTTGGCCCTAAGCCAGCTTACACCATTGTGTGTGGCGGTGAACGCTACAGCTACGGCTTCAAGAAGCCTATGTTCAACATCGGTGATACGATTGACTTTCAATTCACTGAGAACACATACGGTAAGAACGTTGACCTAACCTCTGTTCAGATGGTTACTAAGGGTACTGGTGTACCTACCCCTACCACTACCGTTGCAGGGCCTTCTAAGGCCCCATACAGCCCTCCTAGCAAGGTGTTTCCTATCCCTGCCCTACACGGTGATCGTGCCATTGTTCGACAGAATAGTATTACGAATGCTACTAAGGCAGTGTGTGATTTTGCAGGGGAAGAGGACTTAATTCTTACAGATTATGCACAGAAGATTATTGAGATTGCACGTATGTTTGAAGCCTACTCATGCGGTGACTTAGACGCTCTAGCTGCTGAAGCTATGATGGACAAAGCATAACCAATGAAATCAATCCACACACTAGTGGATGACATTTACAGTGTGGTTGCGGGGGGCTTGCCTCCTGCTACTAGTAACAACAATGTAACTGTTAGCTACGACAAATGGTTTAAGCCACGAGGGTTTGAGCGTGATAAGAATGTGCTATACTTCAGTGAAGTGGGCGCACAGTGTTTCCGTAGTCTTTGGTACAAGTACAACAAGCCTGAGCTAGCACAGAAACCAGACGGTAACTTGCTACTCAAATTCTTTTACGGAGATATTCTAGAAGAGTTGGTATTGAATGTAGCTGAGGATGCAGGGCACACAGTTGAGAAGAAGCAAGAGCGAGTAATCTACGACATAGGTAATGGTTGGGTTGTTAGGGGTCGCATTGACGCCGTGATTGACGGCGTAATGGTAGACGTTAAAAGCACCACTAAGTTTGGTGTTGAGAAGTTTAAGAATGGATTACAGGATGACCCCTTTGGATATTACCAACAGTTAAACGGATATGCTTCTGCTCTTAATTATGATAGCGCTGGCTTTCTCACTATACAAAAAGAGCTAGGACACGTAGCTTATTTCCCAATTACGGTAGATAAGAGTATGTTCCAGATGCAAGCTGTAAGTGCTGTAGATGCTGTAACCTCCGACATTACTAGTATTCCACGGCTAGACCCCGTACCTGCTAGTAAGACCAGTAAGAATAAAAAGCTATGCACTGCTTGTTCCTATTGTAGTTTTAAGAAAGAGTGCTTCCCTGAGTTGCGTACATTTATGTACTCTTCTGGCCCTGAGTTTTTAGTTGAAGTTGTTGACACACCACGAGTAATGGAGATAGTATGAAATATAATTCCCGCGCATTCCTGAACAAAACATCTGGCCTTGCAGCCATTGAAGTCTCTGTTGATACCAGCCACACTTATGTCGAAGCTAATCTAGCCATTAGTGATTGCAATAAGACGGTTAACATTGACCTCAGTAGCAGCAATAAAGTATCGTTTAAAGCTAAACTAGACAAGCTAAGTAAACTCATTAACGAACTCACCTCACTAGAGACTGTTCTAAAAGATTTACAATCCTCACCTGAGTTTTCTAAATACTTTAAATAAAGGAAAATATAATGCGAACACCTGTAGAAACTGTAGAAGATTCTGTACGTGTATTTTTAGAAAATGGAATTGATGCTGCACCGCACCCTAGATGTTACTATTTAATTATTGTAACTAACGATAATGGGATGCGGTTTCAATACTACCCAACAACCGGAAGATGGGGGGCGTACACAGGAAGAAGCGGGACACACTTTCCACACAAACACTACAGTAGTAAAAACACACAACAATTTATTGACAAGTGGTTTAAAACTACTAAGCACATAATTAAAGGAGAGGTAAAAGTTGAGAATACTAGTAATCCCTGATTGCCAAGTAAAGGAGGGTGTTCCACTGGAACATCTTTCTTGGGCAGGTAAGGCTATCTGTGAGTACCGCCCTGATGTTGTAGTAAACATTGGGGACTTTGCAGATATGCCTAGTCTTTCTACACATGATGTTAAGGGTAGTAAATACTTTGAAGGATTGCGCTATAAGAAGGATGTTGACGTAGTTAAAAGTGCCATGCAGCTTATGCTGAAGCCTTTACGTGAACTACAGACAAAGCAGAAGCTGAACAAAGATAAGGTGTACAAGCCCCGTATGGTTATGCTGCTAGGTAACCATGAGAATCGTATTGACCGTGCAATTAATAACAACCCTACACTAGAGGGTTTAATCTCAACAAAGGATTTGGATTATGCAAAGGATTGGGAAGTGCATGAGTTTCTTAGACCTGTTTTCATTAGTGGTGTTGGGTTCAATCATTACTGGCCTGTTGGTGCTATGGGTAGGCCCGCCAGTAGTAGCGGTGCTATTCTCAGTAAGTTGCATATGTCTTGTATTGCAGGTCATCAGCAAGGTAAACAAGTAGCCTACGGTAAACGTGCAGATGGCAAACCAATCTGTGCTATAATCGCAGGTAGTTACTACTTACATGACGAGAGTTATATGGATCAGCTTTCCAATAAACATTGGCGAGGGTTACTAGTAATGAACGAAGTGGAAGATGGTCACTTTGATGAGATGTTCCTAAGCATCGAGTACTTGGGAAGAAAATATAATGAACTATAATGATAAGCTATTTGCAGTTAAGCAGTTTGTAGAAGAGAACTTTGATGACCCAGTAGAGTTGACGATAGCATTGGGCCTATCTATTGAAGACTTTATTAATCTATTACCAGACGTACTAGTAGCTAACTACAATAAGTTTTATATTACAGATGACAACACAGAAGAAGACACAATTGAAGAAGACGAAATCCACTATCGACTTGGAGATGAGTGGGAAGAAGCGTAAGAAGGAAGTGCTTAGTGTAGAGCAGAACAAAGATTGGCAACGAGACTTAACAGATTATCAAAAGGAGGCAGATGATGCTTATCGAACTGAGTGACGAGATGGTTGAATCGGTTGTAGTGGCTGAACTTAAATGGGCATTTGAACATTCGTTTAATAAGTTTGACGAGGGTGGTATTGAGTCTGATGATGTAGACCTACGAGATTCACTACGAGATGTTATCCTATACTTCATGCCATATACAGCAGCCCTAGCCTACTTAAAGGAAGCAGAGGAAAAGTATGGACATTAAGCATGTATGGACTACACCTAACGCAGAAGAGTTGGTAGCCTACATTGCACGAGTTAGCAACCCTGAGAATCAAGATAACAAAGCTACAGCAGCAAAGCTAATCAAGTATTTAATTACTAATAAGCACTGGTCGCCATTAGATATGGTTGATACTTGTATTGAAATTACGACAACCCGCGACATTGCACGACAAATATTGCGACACCGTAGTTTCTTCTTTCAAGAGTTTAGTCAACGCTATGCAGTTGTAGACAACTTTCGCTTAGGCGAAGCACGTATGCAAGATGCAAAGAATAGACAGAACAGCTTAGAGACAGCAGATAAAGAGTTGGCTGGTTGGTGGTCAGGTGTACAGCAGCGTGTTGTTGACGATGCTAACTTTGTGTATAAGCAAGCGTTAGAACGAGGTGTAGCTAAGGAGGTAGCCCGTAAGGTGTTACCAGAGGGATTGACAATGAGTAAGATGTACATGAAAGGTACACTACGTAGTTGGCTACACTACATTGACGTACGTACAGATAAGGCTACTCAGAAGGAACACCGACTAGTAGCTGAGAAGTGTAAAGAAATCATTATTAGTAACTACCCATCCATTAGTGAGATTTACGCAAATGAAAACAATTATTGAGATGGCGCGTGAGGCGGGGTTCATGGTTGGAGAGTTTTCCGGCCCTTGGGCGGGGGATACCCCTGTTGGAGAACAACTTGAACGCTTTGCCGCGCTTGTCCGTGCTGATGAGAACGATGCGTGTGCAAGTATCGCTGACAGCATGGATTCCCTGCAAGACGGTGAAATCGGAAAAGCCATCCGAGCAAGGGGGAACACATGAAAGCACCTATCACAGATGCCGCGCTTGGCCTCATGGAATGTATTTGGTTAATATTATTTGCTTGTGTTTTGGTTATCGCTACTCCCCTTTGGATTTTGCCGTACACCGCGCACAAAATTTGGAAGAAACTCAAGAAGAAGAACACATGACTAAAGAACAAGAAGCCCTGAATCAGGCGCTTGAGGCGCTGGAATCAGCATTAAGCGATGACCAGCCTTATATCGTCAAATGTGGCGAAGCCATCACCGCCATCAAAGAAGCCTTGGCACAGCCAGAGATACGGCCTGATGAGATAAGCACAGACGAACTTATTTATATGAGTGGCCGGTATGACGGAATGAAGCAAGAGCGCCCGTGGGTAGGGCTTACAGAAGACGATGTAAACAATGCTCTATACAAATATCATGGTTGGCGTGAGTTTGCAGCAGAGCTAGAGAGGTTACTTAAGGAGAAGAACTATGGCTAGTTGGCTCATTGCCATTATTGGTGTGGTATACTTAATTGTTGCAGTTAACTTACTAGTAACAGGTAAGACAGGGTTAGGAATTGCATTCATTGGGTATGCACTAGGTAATGTTGGTTTATATATGGAGGCATTAAAATGATTAGTGAAATTGACGTTAACGATATGAAAGCACTGTATGACCTACCTCTACGTTCTCATTTCAAACTATCTCCTACGGAAGATGCACAAGTGCCACCAGCTAGCCTTGTCTTTTCACCGAACGATGTGTTTAAGTTTATGGGCGTTGACGGAATGTACAGTAAGTGTTATGATAGTTTGGGTAACCTTCATCACTTTGCAGCTTGGACTAAAGTAGTCCCTTGGGTTATTGATGAGAAATGATGGTGATTGGACAGATGGACGCTATCGTAGTTTCATTACTAGTACTCTTAGAGGTGGTGTGCGTAGGTGGCCCCCTAAGTGGAAGTGTTTAAAGGCAGCAGAGACAGGTAGAAAGATTAATAAGAAATCTGGTAAACTTGCTATGCACTACACCTGTGCTGTATGCGTTAAAGAGCATGTAGCTAAAGATGTACAAGTAGATCACATAGAACCAGTAGTAGACCCCGTAGTAGGGTTTATATCTTGGGATGTTTACATAGATAGGATGTTTTGCGACAGTAATAACTTACAGGTGTTATGTAAGGACTGTCATCAAATTAAGACTAAGGAAGAAAAGAGTGCATCAAAACGAAGAGGAAGCGTGGCTCCACCACACGCTAAAAGAATTCGAGTACGTAGTAAACTCACATAAGTATGGCCCGTTGTTTTACGATTTGCTAGGTGATGATACTAAACTCATTATTAGTAACATGATTCAATTAGATAAGAAAGGACTGAAATGTCAATTACAGGTCGCTTAATGGCTGGCTTTGTTGTAGGTTTAGAAGTTGCTCCCCAACAAGGAATCCACTTGTGCTTATACCTAGGCATTATGGAGATTGTATTTTTTAACGAAGATGATTTAGAGGATATTGAATAATATGGATAGTTACCAAACATTTATTGCTAAGAGCCGTTACTGCCGTTTCATTGATGATAAGAAGCGCCGTGAACACTGGCCTGAGAGTGTTGACCGCTACATGAGTTTTATGAACACACAACTTATTAAGAAGCAGGGCTACGCCATCCCTAGTGAACTCTATTCAGAACTGCACCAAGCAATCCTAACGCTAGAAGTTATGCCCTCTATGCGTGCTGTAATGACCGCTGGTGAGGCGCTAGAGCGTGATAACACTGCTGGCTACAACTGTAGCTATCTAGCTGTGGATGATGTTAAATCATTTGATGAAGCAATGTACATTCTATTGTGTGGTACTGGTGTAGGCTTTAGTGTTGAGAGTAAGTATGTTAACAAACTACCTGACGTTCCTGCAAAGATGTTCAATAGCGACACTACTATTTCTGTGTCTGATAGTAAGGCAGGTTGGGCCAAAAGCCTACGTCAACTTATCGCCCTACTGTATTCAGGGGAAGTACCGAAATGGGACGTTACCAAAGTCCGTCCGGCAGGGGCACGCCTTAAGACGTTTGGTGGTCGAGCTAGCGGCCCTAAACCCCTCATTGACCTCTTTGAATTTGTTACTAATAAATTTAAAGGTGCGACAGGTCGGAAACTTACCAGCTTGGAATGCCATGACATTATGTGTAAGATTGGGGACGTCGTTGTTGTTGGTGGGGTACGTAGATCAGCAATGATTAGTTTAAGTGATTTGTCAGACGATAGGATGCGACATGCTAAAGCCGGTAATTGGTGGGAACGTGAAGGACAACGCGCACTTGCAAACAATAGTGCAGCCTATAATGAACGACCCACGGTTGGGGAGTTTATGTCAGAGTGGTTGGCACTGTACCAATCTTTCAGTGGAGAGCGGGGAATCTTCTCACGACAGGCTGCTAAATCTACAGTTGCAAAGATCGGACGAAGAGATAGCAATTATGAGTTTGGGACTAATCCATGTTCGGAAATCATTCTACGCCCAAATCAATTCTGTAACCTTACGGAAGTTGTCGCCAGAGTCGGGGAGAATGAAGATAGCTTGGAAAGGAAAGTGCGTCTTGCCACTATCCTTGGAACTTTCCAATCTTGTCTTACAGACTTCCCTTACCTACGAAAAATCTGGCAAAAGAACACCGAAGATGAGCGGCTACTTGGCGTATCCATTACTGGAATCCTCGACTGTCCCCTCCTCAACAACATCCACGATGGTGGTTTGGCATTGCGACTAGAGAAGTTACGTAACATTACAATTGCTACTAATAAGGAATTTGCAGATGTACTCGGGATTCAACAATCAGCAGCGATCACTTGCGTTAAACCTTCTGGCACTGTTTCTCAGCTTGTTGATAGCGCCTCTGGCATTCATGCTCGGCATAGTGATTACTATATTCGCAGGGTTCGTAATGATACCAAAGACCCTCTTACAGCGTTTCTACAAGGCCAAGGAGTACCAAGCGAAGCGTGTGTAATGAAGCCTCTAGATACAACTATCTTTAGCTATCCAACTAAAGCACCAGATGGTTGTATTACACGAGATGAACTAGACAGCTTTACACACTTGAAGTTGTGGCTTATGTATCAGCGCCATTGGTGCGAACATAAACCATCAGTTACAGTGTATGTTAAAGAGGCTGATTGGCCCGCTGTAGGTGCTTGGGTATGGGAACACTTTGATGAGATTAGTGGCATTAGTTTCCTCCCTTGGGATGGTGGTTCATACCGTCAGGCCCCATATGAAGAGATTGATGAAGCTACCTACTTGAAGTTGAAAGCAGAGATGCCTAAGACTATTGATTGGGAATCGTTCATTGAGAATGACGATAATGTTGAAGGCGCACAGATGTTAGCGTGTGTTGCTGGTGTCTGTGAAATCTGATGCGATACTAATAACAGAAGCACTAGAGGGGAGTGAAAATGCTTACTCCCTTCTTACTGCTCGATATTGGCAACGTATCTTCCGCTTATTGCGGAGGAGGGTTAACGACAGTGCATTAGCAGAAGAGCTTACACAAGAGACATTCCTAGCAGCATACAGGCATTTAAAGAGCTTCAGAGGCGATAGTTTGTTCTATACGTGGTTATGTACCATTGCAATAAATAAAGCCTCTAAGACCCCTCTACGTAGCCTTAAAACCGAAATAGAGTTGCACACTACAATAAGTCCTGAGACTTTGTTGGAGACTAAGCAAACAATGGACATGGTTCTTAAGGTTTGGGGTACACTACCTCGTAAGCAACAAAGAGCCTTATACTTACGAGAGTATGAGAGTATGCGTTATTACGACATAGGGGTTGCACTAAGATGTAAAGAAGGGTATGCTAAGAAACTTGTGTATCTAGCTAAACGTACAATCAGGAAGGAAGTAGATGATAAACGATGACAGCTATCATATGATGGCAGCATTACGTAGGTATTTGAAGATAAGTGTTTACGAAACGGATAACACCATTGAGGTAGTGTTGAAATTTAAAACAGAAGATGGTAAACTACATCAACTTTGTAACAGCTTTGTGGAGAAACAGAAATGAAACTAACCGTACTTAAAGAACATGACGATGGTAGTGCAGATGTTCAACTAGACAACATTGACCCTAGTGTAATGACCCTCATCATTCAAACTGGATTCATTAAGTTGCTAACAGATGCTTTAGACCTAGCTGAGAAAGAGAAACGTATGCCAGCACTGTTTAAGAAAACTGAGTGATGAATGAAGATGTGATGCGTAAACGGTGTGAAGCACTTATTACAGCGTTAGTAGGTAAAGACCTTGTTGGTGATTGGTGGAACAGTCCAAACAAAGCATTCGCTAATGAAACTCCAGAACAAACATATTCTGTAGCACCGACAACAGTGTACACATACTTAATGCACAATGCAGAAGGAGGTTGGTAATGGACAGTTACGACAGTGTTATGGCAGCACAGTATGGTGGTAACCACTACAAAGATAAGGCTATTCAGCCTTGGGAAGTGTGGGAAGCATATGACATGAATGGTTGGGAAGCTAGCGCATTGAAATACTTATTGCGCTACAAGAGTAAGGGTAAGCCATTAGAAGACTTGTACAAATGCAAGCACAACATTGATTATTTAATTGCTAAAATAGAAAGAGAAATGAAATATGTACAAACTAGTGAACCGCAAGGGCAGTCTACCAAAGTCTTTGACGATGTTGTTCAAAGATTACAATCAGGCACGGAGCGCCTTGCGCCAGTTGTTTCGACAAAAGATGCGTTTGAGTTCTGGGGAACACCCACCGCTGTATCTAATGCGTAGTTTTGGCTACGATATTAGTAAGACATAAAGAAAAAGGGGAGGCTAAGCACCTCCCTTTTTAACGTCCCTTTGTATTTGTTTCCCAATACTTTTGAATCTTCTTTAAGTAGTCATCAGTCTCTTTAACATTAGGTCGTTTACCAGACAACACAAGTTTAGACTGTTTATTACCACCATTGTATTGAGCAAAGGTAGCAGCCCAATTACCTTTTAAACGCTTGTTATCATCTGACAATAGTTTAGCAGCAGCATTCAAAGATTCAATGGGGTCTGCTGTGTTATGTTGAAACCCTAGCCCCATTGTTCGTTTAGTAAATTGCATGATACCAGCAGCACCTGCACTACTAACAGCAGTGCTATCATTCTTACTTTGACTAATCTTACCATTAACTAAGCCAGTGTTTTCTGCATACTTAACTGCACGTAAAACACCTTCAGGCATCTTATACTGCCTCTCCAGTTGTGTGGCTACGTAGTCTAGCCTAGGGTCGTTCCACTTAAGTTTAGAACGTTCCTCAACAGGGAGTGCAGCTAACTCATCAAGAGTATTATTATCCATATTATTACTTAAGCTCCCTAAGACTATTGAGAATGTCATTACCAGTAGGAGTGCTACTAGAGGTAGTAGGTGTAGCCTTTGTTGGCGTAGTTTCGGAGTCAATCGCATCAGCAGCCTTTGTCTTAGTAACAGCAGGAGTAACAGGTGTTACTTTCCCCGATACACTAGCACCAACATTTGTTGCTGGTACGTTAAGTCGTGCAGCATCTGACATTGTACTCGTAAGGACAACACTCTTAGCCTCTTTTGAATAAAACCCTGTGTAAATGCTGTTACTAGTAAGAGTACTTGCAAACTCTCTAGCTACTACTTTACTATCTTCTTGAGTTAACATAGCTCTAGTGTATACAATGTTTGTTAACAGTGGTTTAGTATAGTTCATAAACTCTTGTGCAGCGCGTGTATTATTAGTAATAGGGCTTCCTCCCCTTACTGGAGGTGGAGTAGGTTGTGGCAGTACAACACTAAGTTCACCAGCATCGTTAGTACCCACTTCTAATTTTACTTTATACTTATCTTCGATAAACTGTTTAACTTTAACAATGTTATCGACAGCGTAAACAACACCATCACTAGCATTTGATTTAATAACTGCTTGTGCATCATCTGGTAGTTCGTTTACTTTTAAACCAATTGTTTTATAATTAGCTTGCAATAAATTAGATTGACCACCAACAGCACCAGCAGTTGAAATAGCACTACTCATAACATTCAATACGTTTTGTTCAATAGGGTCAATTTTACCAGTGGTTTTAGCGTTTGAAATAACCTCATCTAACTTAGCCATTCCCTCACCCCACAACGCATTGTTCCATGCCTTAGTGTCTGCTTTTGTTTCGTTAGGGATAGTCGGCGTTACTTGTGCAGCAGGATTACCCGCAGCAGTATTAAAACGTTGTTTCATGTCTGCTGTTCTAATTGCAATTGCGTTGGATGCAGCAGTATCACCTACCATACTATTTTTAAATTGTTCGTCTAAATCACTAATCCATTTAAAAAAGTCAGGTTGAGAACGCTCTAAGTTTGTTCTTGCAGAACCACCAGAATAGTACGATTGAATAAATTCTTTTGGGCCAACACCCATTATGCTAACTATGTGTTGTACTCTAGCCATTTTCTCTTTGCTAGATGCTTCTGCATAGTTTTTATGAACAAGAGCAGTTGCAGTTAATGCATCTTTACCAGAAAATCTTTCAATACCTTGTTTAGTATCTAGTTCAATTTCAGCTACATATTCACGATATGTTTTGTCAGTCATTAACCTATTCTTATCTCTAAACTCTTGTAAGTTAGCGAGTCTATCTGCCTTAGCTCTGTTGTAAGCATACGCTACGTCTGCGTTATATAGCTCAACTTGCTTTGCAAACTCAGCAGGGGGTAAGTTAGTGGTTCCAGCTTGTAAAGATGAAGCTACTTTTAAAAACTCATTTTCACGAGTGTTAAAAAAGTTTATTAAACTACTGCCTAAAACAGCATTACCAACATCTCTATTTACTTTACGAAACATAGCTGCTTCAAATTCTGCCTTTATACCACCTGCTTCTAGTTCATCTTTAGCTTGTTTTAATGCAGTTTGTGTAGCTAAAACATCGTCTGCTTGTGCAGCAAGTTTGTAATATTTCTGAGGATTTTCTTTATACGTTTTAAATAGCGTACCCTCATTACCAAATGTACCTAGTGGTGCAATTCGTTTAATATTAGCAACTACCATTTCATCTTCAGTAGGCCCTTTAGCAGCTTGCTTTTCGCTAAACATACGCTTAACGTTAGAAAGTTCTGCAAACCTATCTGCTCCGGGCAGGCCTGTAATCTTACTAATATCGCTACGAATCTTTTCAGCTTCTCCGGGATATTTAGCAATTGCTTTACGTGTAATAGAGCTTACTCGTGAAACGTACTCATCTGGTGACATACCACCCATAGACGCTTGTTTTAATCTAGACACTTCATCTGCGTAGCCAGCAAGAACATCCACACCTGTTGCTTGTGATTTTTTATAAGCAGATTGCTCAAGAGCATTAAAATCAACACCACCTTCTTCAAAGATAGTACGCTGTGCAGCCAATGCTGTTTGAATACGATTCTGTTCTTTTAAAACAGACGGTAGTTGGTCAGCAGCAACGTTAGCTAACTCAGTACGCTCCAGTGCTTCGTAAGCCAGTTGGTCTGCTGTAAGACCATCTTTATCTGTAGTTGATGCAATGTCATATTCTTTATACAACTCAAAACCAACACCAGCAGCTTTAGTAATAGCTTGAGCAGCACTAGTGCGAGATTGTGCCATTACTCTTGCAGCCTCTCCTTGTGCTTGCGCTGCTTGCTGTAGGGGCGCTGTACTAGCTACAGCAGCATCTAGATTTTTAGTAATGTTTACTTGATAAGGTGATGTTGCCATGTTATTTTCCCGGTGTTACTAAGTCTGTTGTTTTCCATTGATTAAGCATCTTATCAACGACTAATTTTTCATACATTGTAAATTCTTTTGTTGCATAGGCAATTGATCGTAATGCTGCTAAATCCGCACCTTCGTATGAATTTAAATAAGATTGAACAACAGCATTGTGTACTTTAAAATCTGCTATGTGGTTATTATCTAAAGCATTTAGTGCTAGTTTAGCTCTGCGACCTAAATCTTTACCTACACGTTTAATGTGTGCATCATGTTCCTTTTTACTAGACATTAATACATTAAGATTTTCAGCACCTACTGGTGGAATACCTACAGACAAAGCATATAGTTCTAAATCTGTAGCTCTATACAACCCCTTACCTGCTCCACTTTGAACAACATTATTATTTTTAAAAGCAATCATTGCTTTGTCAATGTTATTAATAGCTGAAAAACTATTCCTACCAATTTCTAGTAATGCAATTTCTAATGTTTCTTTAGACATAGGTGCGCGAGATAGTATAGACATTGCTTGTCCAACACCACCCAACATTCGCCAACCAGCAAAACCAGATGGCCCACCAATAACTTCTAACATTCCTTTTTCAGGGTCAATTAAACCTTTAAAAATATCTTCATACCATTTAAAAGTATTGAAACGAGTACCTACAGCTAACCTAACTTCGTTGTCTGTAAGGGCTGCAATTAAACCTGCAACAATACCTTGTTGTGCTGTAATTGCTTGTGTCTCAGTCATGTCTTCTGGAAATAACCCTGTAATAAACTCTCTAGTAGGCCACAAGAAAAAGCCAGATGTACCCATAACAGCAGCATGTGCTATTAGTAATTGAGCAGCTTCACGGCGAGTAAATGTACGTTTGTTACCAGAAAAACCCTGTAAAACATTCATCATTAACTTAACTTGATAACCAACGTATTGACTAGGAATAGATTTCCAACCACGTTGCCACTCTGCCGTGTTTGCCCTAGTCATATTTTGTGTTAAGTCATCCTGACGCTTTAGAATAATAGCAAGACTGTCATCAGTCCACCATGCAGCACCGGGGTTTGTAACACTAAATTCTCTACGAGCAATATCAAAACTTACAAGTTTAGAAAATGCTTCACCAGCATTAAACGGAGCAGATGCTATTGCACCAGCTTTACGAGACAAACCATTGAACATGCTGTACTTACCGTTACCTGCGCCATATAAAATAGCACTGTCTGTATTGTCAATCAAACCACTACGTTTAATTGCTCTAATAACTTCGACAAACTCATCTTCACTCATTCCTAAGCCAAGATTAGTAAGTTTATTGACTTTAGCGTGTGTTCTCCAAATGCTTTCTTGGTCACTCATTAGTGCAGTAGAATATAGCATAGAAGACTTAGCCGATGCTAACCCGTGTACTGGACTAATAGCTACAGCGTTAAACGCATTCATACCTTGTACGAAAAACTGCACTGGATTAAAAGAAAAGAAACTATGAAAAGAAATACTACGTGCCCAAGTAGTATAGTTTTTAGTTGACCGCAAAGCCATACCTACAAAGTTTAAACTTTTATTTGTACCTACTCCCTCTACAGATTCACTTAGTAAACGTAGTTTTCCTAATAGTGCTTTTTCTTCTTTAGTAGGAATATTCATTTGTGAAATAATATATTCTTGTACTTTCTCAGCCATTTGTAAACGTTTAGTTTGTCCTGCGTACATTCCTTTGTTTGACAACATGTACACAAACGCTTGGTCTGGTTTCATTTTACTAACGTCAATATTAACAGCAGTAAAGTCATCTGCAAAAGTATTATACCAACGCACAACGTGAGCTTCACGCCACTCTGTAGCAGAAGCTACGTATGCCGTATTACCAATCTCTGCTGAGATAGAATCTAAAGGACTAACGGTGTTTACTGTATCTTCTCCGTGTACAGAAATAACCCTATCCCCACGTTTACTAGCTGCGCGTGTGTTTACTGAAATGGTTTCAGAAACATAGTCATCATCTGTACGTGTAAAGTTTACTTTAATTGTAAAGTCACTACCATACACATTGCTATCTAACTCTTTAATAAAAGCATCAGGTTGCCAACCAAAAGGTTGCATTAACCTTGCTGCTTCAATGTTAGTTAGTTTACCTGCTTTGTGTAGTGATGTAGCTTCACGAAACGCATCTACATAAGCGTTAGCTTCACCTGCTGTTTTTGCTGTTCTGTGTGCAGTAGTAACTTTCTCTAAAGCGCCATCTACTTCAAAGTTAGAAGTAATACGTACCCAATACTCATCTGAGTACAAACGTGAAAACTCACCAGCACGATAAGGCAGAACGCTAGTTGCTTTTAGTGTAGAATGACTATCACTAGGTAGAGCAATTAGTCTTCGATGTTTACCTTCAATTACTACAGGTTCTACTAGTTCATAAAAAACAAGTCCTTTAGCTAATGCTTCTTCAATGAAACTATCACCAACAACTCGTGCTGTGTTTTCTCCTACTATGTACACAGACTTACCTATAGTTGGTTGTACTGGTTTTACAAACAACTTACTACCGCCCTCTTCAAAAGCAATACTACTTTTTAGTTCTAAAAATCCACGGTTTCTTAAACTTTTAGAGGCAACATCGTTACGGATTTGATGCATAACATCACGTAGTGCGCGTACTTTGTAGTATGCTGTACGAGTATTACCTGTTACGTTTACAGCAGCAAGTTCTACATCGTTAAATACTTTACCTTCTTTATCTCCTGCTACTAGTACATCATTCAACATTGCCATTTCTGATCTAGATAGTTTTTCAACAGAAGGACGTACAAACTCAGTTAATAGTTTAACGTAACGACTTTCTTGTTTAATGCCCACTAAACGTTCTTGGTATAGTTGTTTAGATGTTCCTAGTGCCCAATCACCTAATGCAAACCTTGTAAAGCTATTTACGTCTTCATCTCCGTACTTACTAATAACAGAGTAGTCTAACTTGTGTGTAATTGGTTTTTCAATTAACCAACCTGTTTTTAAACCTGTAGTTGCATCTATACTTGCTTTAAGTTGTTCATCAAGG